AACCGATGTAGTTATTGTCCTTGTCAACGAAGTTGACCTGCCAAGCACGACCCTCCTCGTTACCGTCCCAATCAAAGATTGGGTCGGGACCCAAAGTGTTGGACCTGACAAGGTCAGCGGGCATGCCCTCAGGGCGGAGGTCATTGACCTCCGCAAGCGTCAGCATCTTACCCATAATGTTACCTCCAAGGTTGAGAACCCCTACGGGGTTCGTGTGCTATTGTAAACCCCTTACGGGGTTCGTGTGCCACGGGGGAATCGCACCCCCACGGCCGTGAGGCCGTCGTGCTACAATGGCACCGTGAGTGATGAATGGTCCCGACACGACCCCTACGGGGTCCGTGCGCCATCGCCCTACCCACGAGCGGGCGGCGTGGACACGCATAATGCGAGCCACGATAATCGCCTTCGGTGCAAGGGCCCACCTATCCGCCTTAGTGCAACATGTGGGCGGTGTCCACGGCCCCCGCAGGGACCGTGCGATACAATCACGGGCCGTCAACACCCCCACAGAATAGGGGCGGATTATTGACCCGTGGCCGTAATCGGCACACGGCGGAAGGGTGGCAATCGCAGGCCGTAGCCGTTGCTGTACTTAGGCCGGGACACTAGGTCCGGGCCGTAACCCTGCCTGCCTTGTGGCCCCGGTCATCCCGACACGGCCCACAATGGCACCCCGGCTTTATGGCCCTTGCGGGACCGGGGCTCGGCGACCCCTCGGGGCCACCGGCTGACTAGCACCGTAACCGACCCCCCCACCGATGTCAAACTAAACCTTCGGTCTATTTTCCTCCGGAAAATCACACACGCCCGTGCGACGACGGCGAAGCCGTCACACGCCCACACGCCCCACCCCCATACCCGCCCACACGGTCGCATGCAGACATGCACACCCGCCCACGCCCGATAGCGGGGCATGCTACATGGGCGTTTGCATTATGGTCGTTCGCACTTTTAATCAGGTTTTGCTAGCCTAATCCGACATGCCATCTCGTTCCTCCCGCACGGGAGGGGGGCATGGGGGGGCACACGGGTACGCATGTCTAAATATAGTTTTACGCATGGCCGTTGCGTTGTATTTTTAGAGCGGGGGTACCCCATCATCCTCTAGGGGGGTAATATAAAAAACCACCACATAAAGTGGTGGTTTTCTTAATGATTATGGGGTTTTTATACCCTTACCATTTTACTTTATCAGCCCAATATGCGGCACTTAGGCGGCCTTTGGCTATGTTGGATGCGTGTCGGGCCTTAAAGGATTCCCGCCGCTTACGGTAGGCGGCGGATTCGCCGGCTTTCTTGGGGGAGCCAGATACGCCTTGCTGTCCGAAACGGATGGTTTTGATTGTCTCGCCTTGTTTGGCGACGACAATGTGGGACTTGGTGGGATGGTTGGGGGTGCGCTTGGGCTTGTTGTAGCCGCTGACACCAGCCCTTGCGAGTCGGGGGTCTTTGGATGTGGCCATTATTTTCCTGTCCTTGCTTTCCGGGATGCTTGCTTGGCTTTCGGGGTATTGGGTACAAACTGTTTACCTTGGCGGGTTCCTTCCCGCTTTTTGCGGCTGGTGGCCGCATACTCGGCCCCACTCAGGGAGCGGATGGCTTTGGTGGGCAGATACCGTTCCCCGGTGGCTTTGGGGCCTTGGGTGGAGGGCTTGCCGGACTTGGTACGCCACTTCTCAGAGGTCCACTTACTGAGGGACTTCTGCTTGGCTGTCTTGGGCCCCCTGTAGCCTCCGCCTGCCTTGTTGTACGCCTGCGCTAGTAGTTGGGCTTTGCGGGCTGACCATTGCCCCGAACGGCCTCCTTTATTGGAGGCCATGATTTGGTTCTTCAGTTTTTCTCTGAGTTGGGGTTTATCGTAGTTTGCCACGGTTCCTCCTCGTGGGGACGGTGGGGGGAACCGTGGGCTGTACTTCCTCAAGTTTCTCTACCATCTCCAACCATCCGATGGGGATGTGGGTGATGTCTCCTGCGGTTTTTACCACCCCGGTTTCGGGGTGGGGGAATATAGTGGCCGCAATTGTCAGGTAGTTGGCTTTGCAGTTTTTCCAGTAGAAGCCGACGGTGACGGCGGTGGTGTCCTTATCTGGCTCATAGTCGTCTACGGTATGCCATTCGGCGGTGGGGCTATGGGCATCATGCCACCGCACCACAATAGGTGACCATTCCGCTAGGGTTTCCAGAAACTTAGTATAGTTCTTCATACTATCAGTCTACCGGGAAGGATTCGGCATTCCTATAGGTTTCTAGGATGTACCAGACGAAAGCCCCGAACACGGCCAGCGAGCCGAACACCCCGAGGGCCAGCCCCAGCAGAATCTTGAGTGCTAGTTCTAGCCTCATTGGTTTGTCCCCGCCTTATTGTTTTACTGTATCCATACCCCATAGGGGTATGGATTTATCCTTATGGGTTACTATATCAGACGGCCACTCCGTTGCACTCGTGGCCGTCAACAGTCTAATAGTCTTATTGACTGTCCCCCCCTATAATCCCCCCCGTTGTTCTAAAACCGACCAAACTAGTCGGGAATTAAAACCCAATCAGAACAGCCCTACTATAAGTATGAGCGAAAATGTGCTTGACGAACGGCAAGAAAAATATCTGAACTGGCTGGTGGTCCCCGAAGGGCATCGTCAGCCAGCCACCAAGTCTGCCTACGCCAAGGCCAACTCTGTGGATGAAACCACCCTGAGAAGGTGGGAGAAGAAGCCGCACTTTAAGGCCGAGTGGCAGAAGCGGGTAGAGGAACTTCAGGGGTCCCCCGAGCGGACCCAGCAGTTGCTTGATGAAATCTACAGGCGGGCTATGGGCGGGGACAACAAAGCCGCCCAACTCTACCTTCAGGCCACCAACCGCCTTGCCCCCACACAAGTCAATGTCACCCACCAGCAGTCACTTTCCGAGATATCCGACAAGGACCTTGAGGAACTGATTGCGGCAACGGCTCGCGCAGAGCGCGATGCTCGGCTGGCCCCTAAAGATTGAGATGGAACTCGTTGAGTGCCCCGTATGTGGGTGCCAGTATCCTCCGAAGTCCTTTCGGGACTGCCCGGAATGCGAGTTAACAAATCGTAAAACCCCGCCCCGGTTCCGGGACGACGACTGAAACTAGAACAAAGCAGGTATTAATATGGTCCCAGCAAAGCAGAATCTGAAGATTACCCGTGGCGACACGGAAATCGTCAATATCTATATCAAGGATGCGGATGGCAACCCTGTTAATGTGACGGGGGACTCTTTTGCGTCCCAGATTCGCTATAACAAGGATGACGCTTCTGCGGCGGCTACTTTTACTACGGAGATTGTGGACGGTCCCGCTGGCCATGTGCGGTTGACGCTCAGTTATACGGCTAGTGCGGTGCTGAATGAAGGTCCCGCTTTCTGGGATGTCCAGCGGACCAGCGGGACCGTCCGAACCACCTTTATTGCAGGCTCTTGCACCGTGCTGGGTGATGTGACCCGCTGATATGGCAACCTTTAGGATTGATGTTACTTGGCAGGATGCCGAGCAGACCAGCCTGACTGTCCGTGTTACGGATATTGAGGCTGTCATCGCCAACTATGCAGGTGCCGCCTACTCTACCCAGAATGTGACGGTCACAGCGGCCGCTAATGTCGGCCCACAGGGCCCTCAGGGGCCCGCAGGAGCCACGGGACCACAGGGTCCCGTGGGTAGCACCGGACCCATGGGTCCACAGGGCCCACAGGGCCTTACAGGGGCTACTGGGGCCACAGGGCCGCAAGGCCCGAAGGGCGACACGGGCGACACCGGACCCGCTGGCCCCACGGGCCCCACAGGCCCGCAGGGCCCCAAGGGAGATACCGGAGATACTGGACCTACCGGACCTGCGGGTGCGACGGGGGCTACCGGTCCTCAGGGGCCTGCTGGACCGACCGGACCACAGGGTCCCAAGGGTGACACGGGTGATACTGGTCCCGCTGGTCCCACGGGGGCAACTGGTCCTCAGGGTCCGAAGGGTGATACTGGTGATACGGGGCCGATGGGTCCGACTGGTGCGACTGGCCCCACGGGCCCGCAGGGCCCTCAGGGCATTCAGGGCGATACCGGACCTCAGGGTCCTACTGGTGCCACGGGTCCGCAGGGACCTACTGGGGCAACTGGCCCGACGGGGCCTCAGGGCCCCGCTGGTCAGGGTGTTCCGACGGGTGGCACTAGCGGCCAGTATCTTAGGAAGTCGTCGTCTACGGATTATGATACGGCGTGGGATACTATTCAGTTGGGCACGGACACCGACGGCAACTATGTGGCTTCTGTGGCGGCTGGTAACGGCATCAGCGTTTCTGGCACGGCTGGCGAGGGTTACACCGCCACGGTTAGCACCAAGTTCCACGGCGTTTTTGCTTACAGGTCATCTTCTGTTTCTACTACCTCCGGTGCTTATTACACAATTTCGTGGAACGCTGAAAGATACGATACTGACGGTTATCGTTCCAGCGGTTCTGATTTTGTCATTCCTAGTGGTTTGGCTGGCTACTATATGTTGACTGCCAATGTGGAGTGGGCTTCTAACTCTACTGGCCGTAGACATGCCCGCATTATCGGCCCGGACCATCAGGCTTATGTTTTTCAGAACGCGGTAAACGGTTTCAGCACGGGCGTTACTCTTACTTGGGTGGGTTATTTGGCTGTTTCGGATGCCATCAATGTGGAATCTTGGCAGGACTCTGGCGGTGCCTTGAATATTGCCCCGACTGCCACCAGAACTTGGGCACAGTTGACCTATTTGGGGGCCTAGTTCCTGGTTATGGACCTTCAGCAACTGATTAACGAACGGGAATGGCGTAAATGCCGTGGACCCGAAAACCCGACCCTAGAAGAACAAGTAGAAGCCTTCGTACACTTTTGTTCTAACTATTGGCACATCAAACACCCAGAACATGGGCGTATCAAGTTTGAGATGCGAGAAGCCCAGATTGACACTATTACGGTTTGGATGTCTGAACGCTATAGCGTGGTCCTAAAGGCCCGCCAGATTGGGTTTTCTACGCTTGCTGCCGCCTATGCGTTTTGGTTGGTGTTTTTCCAGCCCGACAGGTTTGTTGTCATGCTAAGCCGAACAGAGCGTGAGTCTGTTAAGTTGCTGGCCAAGTCCAAGTATGGCTACAAGTTTTTGCCCCAATGGATGAAAGAGCGGGGTCCGTCCCAGACCACCGACCACCAATTGAAGATGGTATTCTCTAATGAATCGGCTATAGAGTCGTTGCCGTCTGGTTCGGACCCTGCTCGTGGTGAATCGGTGTATCTGGTGATTGTGGACGAATGGGCGTTCTTGCCGAACCCCGAGGAGGCGTGGGCCTCTATTGAGCCGATTGCGGATGTTGGCGGACGGGTTATCGGTCTGTCCACCGCCAACGGGTCCGGCAACTTCTTCCATCAACTGTGGGTTGGTTCCCAAACAGGAACCAACCAGTTTGTCGGCATTTTCTTCCCATGGTCCGCAGGTGACCGTGACGACGACTGGTACGAAGTCAAGGCCCGAAACATGCAGTCTTGGCAGTTGCATCAGGAATACCCCCGCTTCCCTGAGGAAGCGTTTGTCAAGTCAGGTAACCCTGTTTTTGATATTGATATGCTGGATTCGGTTCCGACGATTGAGCCCGCTTGGGGCTATCTGGAATGCATCCTGAATAGGCAGTATCAGTTTATTGAGGGCGATGAGGGTCCCCTGAGTGTGTGGGATGAACCCCGCCCTGATTGTGTATATGTGATTGGGGCGGATGTCGCCGAAGGCTTGAGCCACGGCGACTACAGTTCCGCCCATATTATCAACGCCTCCACAGGAGAACTGGTGGCCCATTGGCATGGACACACCGAGCCGGACATTTTCGGGGAACTGTGCGCCGACTTGGGCTGGTGGTACAACGGGGCTCTTGTGGGTATTGAGTCCAACAACCATGGTTTGACAGCCCTGAAGGCCGCCCAGCGGGTCGGCTACAAGAACCTGTACCGCCAGCGTAAACTGAGCCAGCGGTCCCCGCAGGCGACGGAAACGCTGGGATGGCGCACCACCTCGTCCACCAAGCCGCTGGCTATTGATGAGTTGTCCGCCGCCCTCAGGAATGAGGACATTATCCTGTATGATGCTAGGACTATTGCTGAGTTGCGTACTTTTGTACGCAAACAGAACGGAAAGATGGGCGGGTCGCCCCATGACGACCGGACCATCTCGCTGGCTATCGCTAACCAGATGCTCAAGTATGTCTGGCTTCCCCAGTATATGCCCAACATGGATGTCCCCAAGAACAGCATTTTGTGGTGGGAAAAGCATCTTTTTAACACGGTTGGCGAGGGAAAGGTCCCGATTGGGGCCCATAATGTCCGTTCCAATACAAAAATTGACCTTTAGAACAGGTTATACATAAATATGGGACAGATTGACCTGAGTTGCGAGCGTTGTGGTAAGGCTTTTAAGGCCGACGGGGAGATTCCCCGTCGTGGCCCTATTTGCTTTAAGTGCCATGTCCAGAGCATCAACCTTGGGTTCACCTACGGCAAGGACAACTTCCACGGGGACACTATCGGCGAGAAGCAACGCCGGACCGTGGAGCAGGCCCGTATCAACGGCTATAATGCCGAGCCTGTTGGGAATCGGTGGATTTGACATGGAGGCGTGGGTTCCCGTAGTAGCGGCCGTTATCACGGGCCCTATTGTGGTTATCCTTCAGAGGCTCCGTAAGGAGAACACCAGCCAGCATGCAGAGTCCCGTGGGATTCTGGAGCATATTCTACAAAGAGTAGAGAAAATCAACGACAAGTTTGATAATCATATTGATGAACACCACAAGGAGAATGTATGACTTACCGTGAGGCTTTTAAGAGGGCTGTTGCGACCTTTATTTTCGGAGCCTCGTCGGCTCCGCTTCCGGCTGTGATGTTTGATGTTGAGGGTTGGAAGGTTGTGGCCGCCGCTGGTGTGGCGGCTGTCTGGAACCTGCTGGTTCGCTGGGCGCAGGCTTACGCAGAGACTCGCTGATGGCCACTCCTGCTTGGATTATTGACGACATCTTTCGGAAGGCTGGACCGCCTGCGGTCAAGGCCGCCCGTAATATTGTCCGTAAGGTTGTTTCCAAGGAAAACCAGTTGGCTACGGCCCAGTTGCAGTTGCAGAGGCGTTCACGCAACTCTGCGCTGAACGCCATTAAGCGGGCTGAGGAGCGTGCGGCGAAAGTTGAGGCCCGCACCGGCAAGAAGTTGTCCACCAGCAAGAACACCGCCTATGCGAAGCAGTTGGTGGGCAAGACTCAGGGTACTCGTATTCAGCGAGCGGCTGAAACCGAGAAGCGTCTGAGGCGGGAACTGGAGGACATTCGTTCTCAGGCCAAGGCGATGTTCCCGAAGGAGTCGGATTTTAAGACGGCTCTGTCTCAGGAGCGTCGTCTGGTGGAAAAGGGCTGGGCTCCGTCTAAGCGGGCGACTGCGGCGCAGAAGCCGATGAAGGTTGGGGCCACGAAAAAGACTCCCGCCAAGAAGGCCCCGGCGAAGAAGGGGACTGTTGCTTCTGGGCCTGTCAAGAAGAAGGTTCCTCAGCAGTATCTTAAGAAGAGTTGATTATGGCTAAGATTTCTAACACGGACAGGTTGGCGCGGTATCGTCGCCATATTGAGTCGTCACGCAAGTGGCGTAAGGATGAGGGTTACGACGCTACTTGGCGGCGTTTGATTGACCTGTACCGTGGCCGCCATTATGAGGATTACAGCGATGAGGACCGGATGCTTGTTAACATCGCTTTCAGCGTTGTTAACATTATTGCCCCGGCTGTGGCGGTTAACTACCCGAAGATTACGGTTAATGCCCGTAATCCTGATAATGCGGCTAATGCGGTTATTGCTGAGGCCGTGGTTAACTACTGGTGGAAGTACAAGGACATTAAGAGCGAGTTCCGCCGTGCTGTTAAGGACCTGCTGATTGCGGGTCATGGCTGGGTTAAGACTGGTTACCGTTTCATTGAGGAAGAGGCTGTGACCGAGGATGGGGACCAGTCGGAGGATGTTGAGGGCGGCCAGACTTCGTCTAATACGGTGGTTCTGCGGGATGAGCCGTTTGCGGAGCGTGTTTCTCCGTTTGATGTGTTTGTGGATGCGGATGCCACGAGCATGGCTGATATTAAGTGGATTGCCCAGCGTATCCGTCGTCCTATTGCTGATGTGAAGGCCGACAAGCGGTACTCAAAGGCGGCCCGTGAGGCCGCCGAGATTATGGCTGTCCACCGTTATAGTGATGACCCGTCCAAGCGTAAGGTTAACGACAAGAATTATGGTTATGCGGAAATCTGGGAATATTATGATGTCCAGAACCGCACCATGGCGGTTTTCTGCGAGGGCGGCGAGCAGTTCCTGATTAAGCCCACTCCGATTCCGTTTGCGTTTGGCCATCCGTTTGTGATGCTTCGGAACTATGAGGTTCCTGACCAGTTCTACCCGATGGGTGACCTTGAGCAGATTGAGCCCCTCCAGAAGGAACTCAACGCTACCCGTACCCAGATGATGAACCATCGTAAGAAGTTCTCCCGTAAGTACCTCTATAAGGAGTCGGCGTTTGACCAGATGGGTCGGAACGCCCTTGAGGACGATTCCGACAATGTGATGGTCCCGGTTGTGGGTGACGAGAATATCGGTGCTGTTGTGACCCCGTTCCCGGCGGTCATTGACCCGCCGGAGTTCTACAACCAGTCGGCTTTGATTTCTGGTGACATTGACCGTATTACCGGCCTGCCCGAGTTTATGTCGGGCGGCCTGCCGGAGATTCGTCGTACCGCCACCGAAATCTCAGCGGTTCAGGATGCGGTCAACGCCCGCACCTCCGACAAGTTGGCTATCGTGGAAATCGGTATTTCCGAGGTGGCTCGTCGGATGCTGATTCTGGCCCAGCAGTTTATGACCGGCGAGCAGGTTGCCCGCCTTATGGGCAAGGACGGGGAACCGATGTGGGTCACCTACGACAGGGAGTACCTTGAGGGTGACTTTGACTTTGAGGTGGTGGGTGGCTCCACCCAGCCGAACAACGAGGCCCAGCGTCGCCAGAAGGCCCTCCAGTTGATGGATGCCATGGCTCCGTTCGCCCAGACTGGTATTATCAATATGCAGGAACTGGCGGCTTATGTGTTGCAGAACGGGTTTAATGTGAAGAACCCCGAGAAGTTCCTGTCCGCGCCCCCTGCTCCGGCGGGTCCCGCAGGGGCCCCGCCGATGGGTCCTGAGGGGATGCCCCCGATGCCGGGTGGACCTATGCCGCCTGCGGGCGGTATGCCGCCCGAGGCGGGTGGACAGATTCCGCCTGAAATGTTGGCCCTTTTGGCCCAACAGCAAGGACAAATGCCCCTTTAGAACAGGGGTTTATATATAGAGCAACCGTTTTAGGACTCTAGGAGAAAATATATAATGAGCGAGAATATCGCAGAGGCACCCTCCAATGAACCCGTCGGGTCAACTGAGGTTGGTGATACAAGTCATGTCTCTGAGGACCAGATTCTTGATGTAGGCCAGTTTGCTGATTACAAGGTGGCTGTCAAGATTGATGGTGAGGAACTGAGGGTTCCAATCTCTGAGGCAATTGCTGGTTATCAGCGTCAATCGGATTATACCCGAAAGACGCAGGAGTTGGCAGAGCAGAAGCAGGCACTTCAGTTTGCGGCTACTTTGCAGACTGCTCTTGAGAATGACCCAGCGACCACAATTGACCTGCTTTCCAAGCACTACGGCATCTCACGGGCGGAAGCCACGCAGATGGCGGAGGACATGGGATATCAGGAAGATTTGGACCCCGCTGACCGCAAACTCAAGGAACTTGACCAGCGTATTGCCCAGTTTGAGGAATATCAGACCCAACAGCAGATTGAGCGGGAAATCAACCGCCTCAAGGCTACTTATGAGGATTTTGACGCCAATGAGGTTGTTCAGGCCGCTTTGCGGACTGGGTCTACTGATTTGGAAGCCACATACAAGCAGATTGCGTTTGATAAGTTTATGAAGCAAAGGAATCTGGAAGCACAGGCTCAGGCCGCAAAGTCCGCTGAAGAACAGCGGATTATTGAGGCCAAGCGGAATGCTTCGGTTGTGGAGGGTGGAGCCTCGGCTACAGCCGCCACTACAACGGATTCGGTTGCTCCTATTACAAGTCTGGCTGATGCTTGGATGGCGGCTAAGAGGTCTCTCGGGGCCGAACTTTAACCATTAATTTCATCTAGGAGGAATCCAAAATGGCCGCAGGAAATGTCAATTTTGACGCAATTCTGTCTACCACACTCGCAAACTACCGTGACCAGTTGACTGACAATGTGTTCACGGCCCGTCCGCTGACCTACATGCTCATGGACAAGGGCCGTATCCGCATGACCTCTGGTGGCACCAAGATTGTTGAGCCGCTCATCTACGGTCAGAACAGCACCGTGGCTTCGTACTCCGGGTATGACACCCTGAGCCTTACGCCGCAGTCTGGCATCACCGCCGCCGAGTACGACTGGAAGCAGTACGCTGTTTCTATCGCCATCTCGGGTATTGAGGAGGCCAAGAACAACGGTGAGCAGGAAGTTATCAACCTTCTTGAGGCGAAGATTATGCAGGCTGAAGAGTCTCTCCGTGAGGGCTTTAACCAGATGTTCTTCGCTGACGGCACCGGCAACTCGGGCAAGAACTGGAACGGTCTCGGCAACCTCGTGGAGTCGGGCAACACCGTTGGTGGTATTGACTCGTCGGACGCTGACAATGCTTGGTGGCGTTCCTATGAGGAGAACACCGCTGGTGCCCTCACGCTTGCCCAGATGGCCACCGCCTACAACACCGTCTCGGTGGGTGCGGACCATCCCGATGTTGTTCTGACGACGCAGACCCTGTACGAGAAGTACGAGTCGCTTCTTCAGCCGCAACTCCGTTACACCGACACTCGGACTGCCGATGCGGGTTTCCAGAACCTGCTCTTTAAGGCCGCCCCTGTCATGTATGATGTCCATGCGCCTGCTGGTACGATGTTCTTCCTGAACACCAAGTACCTCACGCTCGTGGGTCACACCGACAAGTGGTTTGCGAACACCGAGTTTGTCCGTCCTGAGAACATGGATGCCCGTTACGCACTCATCATGTGCTACGGCAACCTGACGGTGCGTAACCGTAAGAAGCAGGGCAAACTGACTGCCAAGACCGCCTGATAAAAGCGGTTGTTGTGTGGGGGGACCTTCGGGTCCCCCCACTAACCCTGATAAACAATAGGAGATTGTAATGGCCGCACCCAAGGGTCCCATTCCCATTAACAAGAACACTCTCAGGCTTCTTAAGGGGCTTGGTGAGGCTCTTGGGGTTACTGTCAAGAAGGGTAAGGCTTCGCAGTCGGCCCGTAAGGCGGCCGCTACTCGCGCCGCCAATACGGCCCGTAAGAAGGCTATTCGGGAAAAGACCACTCGTGAGTTTGCCGAGAATAGCCGTATGCTTGAGGATAAGTATAAGCGTTTTTACAATAAGATTGATATTGAGGAAGCCCGTGGTACTGGCAAGGCTGGTAAGCAGTATGTCGGCAAGGATAGGGCTTCCGAGGGTCGTGCCCGTGCTGGTGCGATGAAGTCGCAGGCTGGTAAGAGCAATGCGTCTCGTCGTGCTGAGCAGGATAATCTTCGGGCTCAGGCTAATGACCGTAGTTTGTCTGCGGAAAAGAGGGTTGCGGCTCGCCGTAAGTTGCGTGACCATCAGAAGAAGTACGGCAATTTTGGACCTAATCAAGGAAAGAGATAATTATGAAGAAGCGTTACCCTGACCCTAAGCCTCCTGTTCCGGGTGGTGTTGCTCGTAAGGCTGTAAAGCGTGCGGCCCGTCGCAAGACCGTTGTGCCTCGTGCTGGTGGTATGGTTTCGGAGTATGGTCGCCAGATTGGTGAGAAGGCTCCGGCAAAGCGGACTGGCCCGAAGGCCCGTCCTGCTCCGAAGAAGCCCCGTCCCGCGCCTAGGGGTGGAATGCCGCGTGTGCCTGATAAGAAGTATCGGGCTCCCGGTCTGAAGTTCCGCCGTCCCGGAAGGCCCATTTGATGCCTGCTCCTCGTCGGGCTCCTGCTATTGATTTTGGTGATGTGGGCCGTGGTATCGGCTCTCTTGCTAATGATGTCCTGATTGGGCCTATTGGCAAGGTTGCCAAGTCGGCCAGTAAGGTCAATAAGAAGGCTGGTAGTGTTCTTAATTATGCTACAGATTTTACGATGGGTGTCCGTGGTGACCGTAGCCTTGGCAAAAATCTGATGGGTGCAACAGAAAATCTTGTTGCTATGGCCGCTTTTGCTGGTCTAGGTAAGGCTAGCCGTGCTGTTCGTGGTGCCCGTAAGGCAACAAAGGCTGGCAAGGTTGCTAGTAGCATGAAGAGTGGTGCCGCTATTAAGGCGAAGAATGTGGCTTTGGCGAAGAGTAAGGCGCAGGCTACTGGTAAGAAGATGGCGGCTACTAACGCAAAGTACGACAAGATGTACGCCTATAAGGTGGCCAAGAAGAAGGCACCTGTTAAGAAGGCTGTCGCCAAGAAGAAGGCTACGGTGCTTCGCTGATGGCCCCCCGTCCCGACAAAGTCCTGAAGGGCGCAAAGTCCCTTGCCAAGTTTTTCGCTAGGCAGGAAACGAAGGCTGTCCGCAAGGTCCGTTATGATGTTCTGAAGAAGATGGGTCCGATTGACCGTGGCCCCGTTTCTCCTTGGGCGGCTAATTACAGCAAGACGGCTACTGCCGCCCGCAAGGCGGCCAGCAGTAAGCGTCCGGGTGGCATTAAGCCTGATGGTGTGAAGAAAACGCCGACGGGTAGGCCCGTCGGGCGTATTGCCAAGACCCCTGTTCGCCGTGAGAACCTGTACGCCCCAATCAAGGGTAAGGCTATTGCCCAGACGGATGCGGAGAAGCGGACTGCTGAGTGGGCCGCTAACAAGATGCTCCGGCGGGATGGCTTTTATGATAATCTGGCTGGCAAGAAGCCTGCGCCTTCTGGCCAGCGGACTGTCGGTGCTAGGGGTTCGTTTACTGGTGTTGGTTCTAAGCGTCAGAAGGGAATACCTACTTCCAAGAAGTCGGTGGATTATGAGGCTGACCCCCTGAATCGTCAGGCGGCTCAGGACCGTCGGGCTATTGGGCGTGGACAGAAGAAGAACCCTGCGAAGAAGGCCGCCAAGGTTCCCCGGCCTGCTCCGGCGAAGAATGCTCCGAAGCGTAAGTCGGCCCCGAAGAAGGCCGCCCCGAAGAAGTCCACTCTTCCCAAGGGTAGGGCGGTTCGTTTGACGGAGGCCCAGCAGGAGGCCCTGTTGCGTAGGCAGGCTCAGAAGCGCACCACCAATCTGGTGGATGAGTGGATGAAGAAGCAGAAGCAGGTCAAGGGGCCGAAGAGGCCGTTTGATACCGGCTATGACGGCTGGGCCAAGTAGAACAAACCCCTCATTTATATGAGTATTAACGGTTCTGTCCCTGCCCACGCTTTTTATGGTCGTCCTGTGGACGGTTATCGTCCTGCGGGGGAGATGGCTGGGTCCCGTCTCGCCACGGCGAGCGGGCCCTATGTGGGCCGTGGTAACAAGTGTACCGCCAAGGAGGACACTTGTGAGGGTAACCGGGTCGCTGGCGAGATGCTGTGCGCCGGTCATCTGCGTTCGTATAACAAGGCCCTGAATAAGGCGATTAAGGCTGAGGAGGCCGCTGAGACTCAGGATGGTGGCTGATGGCGTATCAGGGGATGACTGCGGCCCAGATTAGGGCTACTGTGCGTGACATTACGGATTTGGACACGGATGATGTGCCTGATTCGCTGTTGGATATGTATATCCGGGATGGTTATTACCGTATTCTGGATATTGAGAAGCGTTGGCCTTTTCTGGAGACGACTTTTACTTTCACGGTGCGTGATGGTGTTCGGTCGTATGCGCTTGATTCGCTGACGACCGAACCGATGGGGCAGATTGCTTCGCTGGTGGATAACTCGGACAGGGGCACTCGTCTGGTGGCTGTGTCGTATGATGAGGCTGAGGAAACTTTTGCTGGTGCTAATGATGTGACTGGCGACCCTGAGTATTATGCGGTGTGGGCTGGGCAGATTCATATTTATCCTCGGCCGAACACAAATGTGACTTTGGTGGCTC